GGAAAGGGAGGGGTCTGTCACGCTGTCACTGTCTGTCACTGTGACATCGCGTGACACAGCGTTACGCTCCCGGTGACGGCGCTGCCGTTCCGCATCCTTCTGGCGCTTTTCCGCCACCCTGCCCTCGCGGTCAGCCAGATCGGCCTTAATGACAGCGGCAAGCTGTTCTGCGGTGCAGCCAGCGGCAAGCATCGCGTCAATGATGGCGGGTGACAGGCTCACGTTACCACCCTCACTTCAATGTCAGGATAGATCGCCGCCATCAGGGCCAGCTTCACCGGCACATCGCGGGTCATAAAGCCGTTCTTGGCCTTGACCTCTTCGACCACTTGGCGGTTGTTCTCGATGTAGGTGAAGTCGCCCGTATAGCGCATGACCTGGCCGTTGCGCATCTTCACTTCCCGGCCATCAATGGCGAAGGTAAAGCGCGGTTCGTGGCGCAGGCCGACAATCTGGCCCGCTGCCTGCAATAGATGCAGGTCGTTGCACCGCTTGGCCTCTGCCGCGCTGGCATGGGTGTGGCCGCTGTTGCAGGCGGTCTTGCGGGCGAAGAAACGCTTCACGCAAGGCGATCCACTACAAGGGCGATCAGCGGGTTGCGCTTGGCGCGCTGGTCATAAATCTTCAGCAGATTGATAATGCTGCTGTGGTCCTTGCTGCCAAGCCGCCTGCCGATCATGGGGAAGCTGCTGCCGCGCAGTTTGAGGATTTGCGCAAGGGCCGTCCGAGCATCTACATAAACCCGCTGGCGGTTCTTTCCGGTTATATCCTCCGGCGTCATTTCAAACGCGGCGGCAACGGCAACCAGCAAGTCCTGAAACAGCACCGGCTTGCCAGCATGGGCCAAGACTTCATTGGCAACGGCAAGTTCATGCTTGCGGGCCTCTTCGGTCAGTTCCTCCCGGCGCTTGCGGTCGCGGTCGATCTTGGCCCGCATGGCCTCAAGCTGGCGCGCAATCTGTGCTGCCCGGTCAGACTTGAGACGCTCCGCTTCTAGCTTTTCCGCCCTGCACTGGACGCAACGGTCCATGCCGTCAGCTTCCAGTTCATAGGGGCCGCTGTGGCGCTGGCAGTGAACAATGAATTTATCTTCGGTGTAGGGAACATGGCGCTGCTTGCGCTGTTCTACCTTGCGTCGAATGCCACGGATGGTGTCAACCGAAGGGGCGCGGCCAAAGTGTGAACGAACGTGCGCCCGGATCGTGGAAGGGTCCGCGATGTATTCTGCAAGGCGTGTGGCAAGGCCGGTTGGCGTTACGTTCTCGGTGTAAATCACTTTCTTGCCCTCCAGTATTTGCGACCCAGCTTCCAAATGGTGCGGGTCCGAAACTCAAAGCCGAGCCGCCACTTCCAGTAAGAGGCGGTCCAGCGAGACATTCACCAAGCCCCCGCCAGATGGCCGATAGCGCCGATCAGGATGGCGAGAATGGCCCCCAGGATGCAGCCAAAGACGAGGCGGGCGCGGTCGATCATGCGGCCCTCCTTTCGGCTTTGATCGCATCAACCAGTGCAATGCGTTCACCAATCCAGCGCATGACAGGCACAGCCATCGAGTTGCCAAGCGCCTTGTAGCGCGGGCCATCAGGGCATTCGTCGGCAGCTTTCTTGCGCCAAGGGATTGCGGTGTAGTTGTCTGGGAAACCTTGCAGGCGTTCGCACTCAACCGGGGTCAGGCGGCGAACTGCGCTGGCGGTTGCAACGCCGTGGCTATGCCCCTTAGTCAGCGTGAAGCTGGGATCGCCTGCCTCGCCAAAGCCTTTGCCGCCAGAATTATGGCCTTCAGTCATGTTCTGGGTGTCACGCGGGTAGGCCACCGCGGCATGAGTCCGCCTTGTCAAAGTCGGGTGCGGACCACCAACCGTAGGTTCTTGCAAAGACATATTCGCTTCAAAGCAAACTAGATCGTCATCGAACCCGCCTCCGTGAGTAGGGATCAATGTCTCCGTCTCTGCGTCCATGCGTTGCATCGAACCGCGTGTCAGGCACATCGCCACTTGCGGCAGGGACGAACAGTCCCCCCCCCCCCC